ACACCTTGCCACATGGATCGAACGGTCGATGCGAAGCTGGCCTGCCCGGTCGCGAGCTGGCCCATCGCCTGACCCCACGACTGGCTGATGGTCTGGGAGGCCTGGCGCTGCACCTGAGTACGGGCAAGCTCGGACTGCGTTTCGAGGGCGGTCAGCTTGCTCTGATAGGCCGCTTCCAGCGCGAGCTTCTGGTCGAGGAGCTTGGCGTAGGAGGCTGGGTCACTGTTCGGGTCGGACTTCAGGAGCGCCATGCGCTGGGCGATGGCGTTCGACTGGATGTTATAGCGCTGGGTCTCGAACTGGCGGTCCTGCTCCAGCTTCTGGGCGTTCGTGGTGAGGCCCAGCTGGACGTCCCGGTCGGCCATCACCTGGCGCTGGTTCACCGCCGCGAGCGCCTGCGCTTCCTGACCGGCCAGCAGTTCCGCGCCCAGCGCCTGCTCGCGCTGGAACCGTTGGGCGAGATCGGCCAGGTGGGCGGCGTCGTACTTCTTCTGGATGGCGTTGTAAGCCTCGGAGCCGTTGGTTTGCTCCTTCAGCTTGGCACCCCAGAACGCTGCCTCTTGCGCGAGGGTCATCTGGTTGTTCTGGTTCGTCTGAACGCTCTTCTCGAGGTCTTTCTGCTTTTCGAGTTGTAGTTCGTGCTCGAGCCCATCCATCAGGGCCTTCAGCTTGGCCTTCTCGGCAGTGTCGTCGGTGCCCGTGTAGGACTTGCCGCCCTTCTTCGGGGTGTCGTTCGCCGGGGTTTCTTTCGGCGTCGAGGCATTCCAGACCTTGGCGATCTCGGGTGCGACGCCCGCCAGGTCGGCCTTGATCTTCTCGACCCCCTGGTGGACCCGGTCCTCCTGGGCCTTCATGCCCGCGTTCCAGGCGGCTTTCGCGCCTGCGAAATCGAGGGCGAGGAGCGCCTTGACCGTGTTCGCCCAGCCCTGCAGCCCGGCGATGGTGACCTCGACGAACATCACGACCACGTCGAGCAGGAGCTGCACATTGTCCTTGAGGATCAGGAACGCGATCTGCACGATCTTCAGGGCGTTTCCGAAGGTCACGATCTTGTCCACGGTCGCCTTGCCGAAGACCTGCTCGACGGCCTCCGCGAGCGCCTTGAAGACCTCGGACACGGCGTCCCAGAAGACGCCGATGATTGAGGCCACGCCGTCGATGACTTCGCCCAGGTACTCCATCGCGACCCGGAAGGCGTTGACGATGGTCACGCCATTGTTCGCGAACCATTCGCCCAGGGCGGTGAACATCGGGAGGACGGCATTACCGATGGCGACCTTCACGGCCTCCATGACCTCCTTGGCCTCCGTCATGGCATCGCGATACTTGGCGACCCGTTCCTGGCCTTCCTTCGTGATCGTAAGGCCCAGTTCCTCCTGCTTCTTCTTGGCCTCCTCCATCGCTTCGGAGGTCAGCTTGAGGATGGGCCCGAGGTTCGCCGCGCCGCGGCCGAAGAGGGTCTGAGCCGCCAGGTTGCGGTCGGTTCCCTCCTTGTAGCCCTTCAGCGTGTCGATGGCGGACATCATGATGTCCTGCATATTGCGCAGGGAACCGTCGGCGTTGCGGGTCTGCACCCCCATCGCCTTCACGCCGTCCTCGTTGTTCTTGATCTGCCGCGTCAGCATGGTCGCCGCGGCGGAATAGCCCTCGGTGGTGCCGTGGACCTTTTCGATGGCGATGGCCAGCGCGCCGGCCTCGTTGGCGCTGACGCCGAGCTGGCGGCCGAGCTTGGTCGCCTCCTTGTTCATATCGACGGTCGCGCCGATGGCCTCGCCCAGGAAGTGACCGCCCTGCAGGACCGCCATGAAGGCCAGCAGCGGTGCCATCGCGGTCTCGAAGGCGGCGTTCAGGCCAGCCAGGGCCCCCTTCATCTGAAGGGTTCCGGCCTCCACAGCTTCCGCACCCGCGCGCATCCCCTCGATCAATTCAGCGAGGTTCGCACCGATGATGACGTTGATCTTGTCGTCAGACATTGCGGACTTCCTGTTCGGCGAGGAGGGCGGCGCGAGCCTCGAACACCGCCCGAAGCTGGGCGGCGCTCATGGCCTGCGGGTTCGGGGTCTGCGGAAGCCCGGCCGCGATGGTTTCGATGGCGGCGGGTTCAGCGGCTTCCCCGACCCGGGGCGGCGTCCTCGACGGCTTGTCCTTCCCGATCCCGAGATAGGCTTTGGCCATCGGGTGGAGGGGCGGATTGTCGTCCCAGTAGTCGTTCATCGCCTTGAGGCGCGGGAGGTCCATGAACTGGTCGATGTAGTCCCAGGTCCATCCGGTGCAGGCGATCAGGTGAGCGTAGAGGCGACCCCAGTCTAGCGCTTCGCCGGGGCCGCCTTGGCTTCCCCCTGGGGGACAAGACCGCTCACGCTCATGACGGCCATGAAGACCTCCTGGATGTTGCCCAGGTCGATCAGGTCGGCGACCCGTTCGGAGGTCATGTCGGGATAGTTGCGCTGCAGGGCGGCGGTGGCCACGTCGATCACCGTCTGGACGTCGTCGGCGTTCAGCGTGCCGCTGTAGCTGGTGAGCCGCGCCTGGAAGCGCTGCAGCGCTCCGAGCGTGAGCGGGGGCACCGTGTAGGTGTCGCCGCCCAGCCGGATTTCTTTTCCGGGGATCATGTGGAGATGGTCCTTCTGGTGGTTCAGGGCTGGTGGGAGGCTTATTCGGACGTGGCGTAGGTGCCGATGCCGGTGCCGCTGTCGAACGCCTCGAAGTCGATCTCCGGGACCATGAAGTCATCAAGCTTCGTGGCCATGGAGAGCTTGGAGGCGATGCAGTTGGGGAGGGTCAGGATCAGCGACTTGCCGGAGTACGGCATGTAGATGTCCGCCCTGAACGAGGGCGCATAGCCCATCGGGATGTTCAGGATCGTGGACTTTTTCGCCACGGTCGAGGCGGCCGTGTACTGGTAGTTGATATAGTAGACGAGGCCGGTGTCGGCCGCGGCGAAGGTGTAGACGCCAGCGGCGACGGAATACTGGCCGGTGGCGGGCGCGGATGCGACCCGGGTCAACTGGATCCCGGAGGCGTTCCGCACGCCCAGGTCTTGGGACCATGTGCCGGAGTTGGGCACGGTCGGGGTGATCTGATAGGGCGTCGTCGGGACGGCCGCGCCGGTCGTGTCGTAGACATCGGAGACGATGCCCGCCGCCAAGGTCTGGCCGAAGACCACGTTGTTCAGGGTCAGGCCGTTCAGTTGGGCGAACTTGACCTTGCCGGAGACCTTGCCCTTGCCGCGGCCGACTGCCACCGGGAACTGGTTCTGGCCGTAGAGCATCTTGGTATCGAAGCTGATATCGACCGAGATTTCCTGGGCGATGCCGAACTGGACCGGGGTCGGGTTGGCGATGGCGTTGCCGTAGGCGTCATAGGTGGGGGTCGCCCACAGGATGCCCGCGCCGAAGACGTTCTGCGTCATGTGTCTGTCCTTTGATCAGGCGCACGACGAAAGCCGCCCAGGCTGGACGCCGGGCGGGGATGGGTCGTGCGGAAGGGTTTGCTGGGGGTTAGGCGGTGGTGAGGATGGTGATCGGGACGATGGCCACGGCCTGGTCGCCCAGAAGCCCCTCGTCGGTTTCGATGGAACCTTCGATCCGGGCCCATTCGACCAGACCGCCGAGGGTCTGGGTTTCAAGGCCCGGCGCGTTCGGAGCCATTGCCGCGAAGACGGCATCAACGAGGTCGTTCAGGACGCTCGCAGGGGCGCGCCCGGCGGCCGTCTGGCTGTGAGCGTAGAGGTAGACCTTCACGCTCATCATCAGCTTGGCGGGTTGGCGGGTGATGCGCTGGACCACTTCGCCGGTCTGGGTCTGGAACATGGCCGGCTGCTGGATCGCATCGACATCGGACCAGTGGAGCAGGACGCGGCTCGACGTGTTCCAGGAGTAGGCCGCCTGCAGCCGGGCGAAGAGCGCGGTATAGATCGCTTCCCGGGTCATGCCTTGAGCGCCTCGGCCACGGCGGCCTTGATCACGTTGTCGATCTTGCCGGAGGCTTCGAGATCCTTCAGCGCCGACCGCAGGAACGACCGCTCGGGGAAGTGCTTCACGCCTGCCGGATGCTTGGCGAAATAGCTGTCGAGCGCGGATCCGGTCAGGGTGCGCGGGCCACCACGGGCACCAGCGCCGACCTTCCGGTCGAAGCCGTACTCCCAGGCTTTGCCATATTTCACGTTTGTCGAGACCTCACCGATCACGGCGGTGTCGGTCACCTTGACGACCTGGTCGATGGACCGTCGCAGGGTGCCGGTCTTCACCTTGAGGACGGTGCCGGAAAGCTTGGCCGACTTCACGTCCCGCTGCAGGCCGATGGCGAGGCTGGTGATCGCCTTCTCGAGGTTGCGCTTCACCCCGTTGGGGATGGTGGCGCTGAGACGGAACTGAACAGCCTCGGAACCGACGATCTTGCTGGTGATCATGCCGGCACCACGTTCTTGATCTGGTCGAGATAGGCCCGGGTGCTCTTCGGCATGTCGGTGACGACATATGCCGTGGTCTCGCCAGCCATGCCCTTCGAGGCGAGGCCGATCCGGTCCCGTTCACGGTAGCGATGGGCGACCAGCTCGATGCAGGCTTGGGTCAGGCCGAACGGGATCGAGGCGTAGCCCGCCTGGTAGGTGACCGTGACGTTGCCCAGGCCCTTGGTGAAGACGTTCCCGTTGTTCAGGTAGACAGTCCGGTCGTCGAACCAGCAGTCGGACGCCGCGAAGGTGCTGAGAACGGTACCGCTCTGGTCGGTGACGGTGATGGCCGTCACCGCGACAATCGGCCAGTTGGCCAGCATCAGCGTCGATCCGCCGGGCCCGTTGTACCGTTCCGAGGTGTAGGTCGTGACGACGATGTCGCGGGACAGATACTGCTCGATGAAGTCGCTGGCGCCGGTGATCAGCCGCTGGATCAGGGCGTCGTTCGTGGCGTCCACCTGGGTGATGTTCAGCCACGCCTTCACGTCCGAGACCAAGCAGAGGTCGATGGCGTTCGCGGTCATCGGTCAGCCTCAGATGCGGATGAAGGAGTCTTCGGTGAGCACGATGTTGATGTCGAGCGCACCACCGGGCGGCCACGCGGCACCGGCGAGGTTCAGGCAGAGGCAGTCGTTCGCTCCGCGCAGGATCGGGGCCTTGTCGTTCATCCAGGAGTATTGGAACGGCAGGCGGTCGATGGAGCCGTTCGCCGCCGGGGCGATGTTCAGTCGGCCGCCGTCGGCGGTTCCGATCAGGGTACCGACGGTCGGGTTGGCAGCAAAGGTGCGGATCACGCTCGTCGCCGCGTCGTCGTTGTTGTCCCGCTTGACCTGGGTCAGCGTTGACGGCGTTCCGCCCGTGGCATTCGTCGAGCGCCGGACGGTGTTGATGATGATGTTGGAGGCGGCCGTCGCCGTGCCGGTTATGAGGATCGAACGGATGCGGACGATCCTGGTCGCGGATCCGGCAATCTCGAGGATGTCGGTCGGGTTCGCCGCGGGCACGAAGCCCGAGATGAACGTCGCATAGGCGGCGCGCAGCGGATCGTTGTCCGCGACCTGGGCGCGGGTCGAGCCGCCATCCTGCAGATCGACGTAGAGCGACCCGCTGGCGGAGAGGACTGCCGGATTGCTCAAGGTCAGCCCTCCGTCGAGGGCGCGGGTTCGGCCGCAGGCGCGTCAGGGGCGGCCGCAGGCGGCGTTTCCGGCTCGGCCGGTGTCACCGGCTCGGCGGGAGCGACTTCAGGCTCGGGCGCGGGCGCTTCGGGCACGGGCGCGGGTTCTGCGATCACCGGAGGCGCGCCCTCGTCGCTGTCGTCCACCTGGACATAGCCGAAGGGTTCGAGCGCACTGGCATAGTCGCCGCTCGGCGTGATGACGAAGCCGTCGAGGATGGGGAAGAACTGCCCACCGACAGAGACGCCGGGGCCCGCGTCTTCGGGCGCTTTCCATTTGGCCATCTTCGGCCCTTTCTCTTCAGGAGGGTGGTGTGAGCCAGCCGCGTCCGAGGACGATGCGGCCGACAGTCGGTTGCGAGAGGCCGTAGCGCGCGCCGAGCGCCGCCTGGCTGAATTTTCCAGTTCCATAGAGCCGTCGAATTTCTTCGGCATCAGCCGCAGTGATCTTCGCCTTGTGGTGACGTTCGCCCGGATGGCCGGTGTATCCCTGGCGACCCTTGGCGCGCATGTCGTCGAGGTTGTCCTTCTGCGTCCCCACGCGCAAGTGCGCCGGGTTGCAGCAGGCTCGGTTGTCGCAGGTGTGCATGATCACCGCGCCAGCCGGGATCGGCCCGAACGCATAAAGGTAGGCCATGCGGTGGGTGACCGTCTTGAGGCCGCTGATCGTCGCGGTCCCGTACCCTTGTTTCGTTTTGCATCCAGTCCAGGGCCAGCAAGAGTTCGGATCGACTTTGCTGACCCTGGCCCAGAAATCGCTTTCGGAAAGTTTACGCATCGCAGTACTGCCCCCAGTTAAATACTAAGGGCAGTATACCACAATACTCACAAATTCCCGATATTTGTAATCAGGCCCATCGAGAAGGGCGCGAAGTGCTGGAGCACGCCGTCGAAATAGACGCCGTAGTCGTAGCGCCGCTTCGTGATCGGCCAGTCGATGGAATAGTAGTCCTGCCGAAGCAGCATCCGAACCGGCGCGGCGATGCCCTGGAGGGGATACGGCAGAGCGGCGGTGTAGAAGAACACGGTGCCCGGAGGCACGTTCGGATGAACGATGACCGGGATCACGTCGCCGGTGATCTTGTTCAGGTAGGAGCCGACCTTCGCGCCGGCCCGGATCATGGTGCTGTCTTCGGCACCGGAGATCAGTTGCAGCAGCGGAGCGCCGGAGCCCTGCACCACCTTCTTCGTGATGTTGATCAGCTCCTGGCTGTTCACGAAGATATGGGTCGGGGAAAGGCGGTACTTGTTATAGAACTGGGCGAACATTTGCTCGAACTCGTAGACGCCGCCCGCATTGTCCGCCGTCAGGCCCGTGCCGGTGCCGGCGGTGCCGGTGGCCTGGGTGATGATCTGGGCGTTGTTGCCGGACTTGAACGCCTGGGTGAAGAGGCCGTCGTAGTCCAGGGAGGACGTGGACTGGTCGGCCGCGCCGCCGGGGATGGCGGACGCGAGCTGGCCGGAGCCCGGGATCGAGGTGAAGACCGCCGAGTTGATGGTGGTCAGGGCCGCCAGGCGCTCGGAGCCAGCCGCACCGATGAACCAGGCGTAGCCGACGGCGCCGTTGACCGGGGCCACGGTGGCCGAGATGGTCGAGGTGGAACCGGTGGTGACCTGGGTGGCGTTGGCCGACTGCTGGGCGTTGTTGCCGCCGAACGTGGTCGTGGTGCCGTCCATGTTCGTGCGGGTGACGAGGCCGGGAACCGTCGCAGATGCCTGCGAGAAGGTTTGGCCGATCACGCCGTTGTTCCAGCCAGCAACCATGTTGTAGGCCATGCCGCCGACGGCCACGCAGATCACCGACCAGGTCGCGGCGGTGATGGTGCCGCCGGTGGTGGAGGTGGCCAGAGAGGGGGTCGGGGTGGTGCCCATCGCGAGCGAGGTGTTGCCGAACAGGTCCACCAGCTCCTCGCCGATCATGACCGATTGCAGGAGCTGCACCTGGGCGAGAGCGCGCAGGTCTTCGAAGGTCTGACCGGCGAACTGGGCCTCATAGGTCACGTTGTTTTCGAGACCCTGGCCGCGGAAGGCGGCGAAGTAGTCGTTGACCGACTGGCTGATGACGCCGGAACGGCCGCCTTCAGCGAGGCCCATGCGCAGACCGCCGGTGTTGATGCCGGTGATGGTCTTCCAGTTGGCCTGGGTGCCGAAGCCACCAGCCACGCGCGGGATCATGTTGCGGAAGGGCGTCATGATCGGCAGCAGGTTGATGGCGACCGGATAGAGGTTGTAGGCCTGCAGGCCGGTCGTGGCCGAGCCGGGCTGCACATAGTTCTTGATCAGGTCGTCAGGGGCGGCGGTCGCCGCCTTGACCAGGTCGAGGGTGGCTTTCGAGACGATGGCGTTCATGGGGATCTCCAAACGCAAAAAGCCCCCGGCCAATCGGCGGGGGGCTTGAGGCCGCGGGCTGCGCGGCGTTTCGGGGGGTGGGGTTAGGGGCGGATCAGAAGCGGATGATCTGGCCGCCGCCGGAGTGAACCTTCTTCATGTTCCAGAGCGCCAACTGCTCCGGCGACAGTCCCGGCGGCGGGGCATCCGCGGCGTCGGTGTCGCTCTTGTTGATGTCCTGGGCCTTGGTCACCGACAGCAGCGGGCCTTTCGGCGGCGCGGGTGCGGCTTCCAGATCGGTGATGCGCTTCAGCAGCGCGGCGTTCTCGGCTTCGAGCTTGGAGAACTTTTCGAGGAGGGCGGCGGCGACCTTCGTCGCGTCGGTCCCTTCGGCCTTGTTGAGATCGTCCTTGGCGGCGCGGGCGGCCTTGGCGAGGCCCATGACCTTGGCCCCATAGGCAAACTGGGAATAGTCGGGCACGGCGCTTTCCATCCCGGCCTGGTCGATGTCGGCGGCCAGTTCGGAGGTCTCTTCCTCGGCCATCGCCACCAGCGCGGCCAGCAGGGTCTTGATGCCGTCCGCGATCTGGCCGGGCACGGCGCTTCCGTCGCCCTCGTCTTCGGCTTCCCGCTGGACCTGCGCCTGAACGGCCACGAGCTGATAGATCGCGCAGGACAGGGCATTGATGCCCCGCAGGCCCTTGGTCAGGCCTGCCGCCTCGCGCGCCTTGGCGATCTCGTCCAGCCCCTTGGCCAGGTCTTCGAGGCTCATGGCCTTGATGCTGTCGGCCTCGACCGGAGCGGCTTCGACCGGCGCAGGCTCCGCCACGATTTCCGGCGCGGGCTCTTCAGCCGGGGTCTCGGCCTTGGCGATGGCATCCGTCAGGACGCGAACCATTTCGTCGGCCGGGATCGCGGCGGACTTCACCAGATCGACAAGCTGGGAGATCGCATCCCCCGCTTCGGCCGGGGCCGCAGGGGCGGCGTCTTCAGCTTTGAACATGGTCAGGATGGCCTCCGGGTTGGCTGGCCGGTCCACCAGGGACACTTCGACCAGTTTGATGGCAGTGATGGTGTCGGGGTCGTTTTCGTCGCGGGCGAGCACCTTCCCGCCGATGCTGAAGCCCTTGTAGACCTTGGCCTGGACCTTCTTGACGGCCTCGGCGTCCACGATATGGGCGCAGAACTGGGTGAAGCCGTTGGCGTCCACTTCGGCTTCGACGGCCGTGCCGGCGGCCTTCGGCTGATGCATCTCGCGCACCGCGCCGAACTTCATGTAGTCGGGCAGAGCGGTCGCCATTGCGTTCGCGGTCACGCGCTCGCCGTCGGCGTCGGTGTTCGGGGTCGAGGCGATGCCCCAGACCTTGATCGTGCCGTCGTCCTGCTCTTCGGTCTTCGAGATTTCAGCGAAGACGCGCTTACTCAGATGGGTCATCGTCAAAGCCTTCGATCATTTCGGGCAGGATCACGCATCGGCAGTTCGGGTGCTGCGGCGGGGCCTGCACTCCGTCGCCGTAGTCAAATTCGAGATCGACCACGCCTTGGTCTTCGTTCGCCTGGCATTCCTCGCTGACCAGGTCGTCGCCAGCGGTGAGCCAGGACTTGGCCTTGACGAGTGCCGAAGCCTTCCAACCGAGGATCGCGCCCTCGCTGTCAGCCTTGGCGACTTCCGTCCTGGCGATCATCTCGGCCCGCTGGTCGCTGAAGGCGAAGCTGGACTGAAGCCGCTCGGCCAGCTCGTCGGCGCTGTCACCCTGCTCGATGGCGTCGGTGACATAGGCCTGGATCATGTCGCGGGTCGTGTCGTCGATCCGCCACTGGGCGTCCGGGTTCGGAACGAGGAAGTCACCTTCCCACTTCATCCCGACCATCTCGGCGGCACGGTCGGCCGCCCAGTCCGCGGCCAGCTCGCGCATGTCCGCGCCGAAGTCGTCCGGCAGGTCTGCGCCGAGCTGGTCGGCCGCGAGCTTGCCGCCGGCAGCGGCGACTGCGGCCAGGTACTCCTCGACATCGTCCGCGAGCGGCTTCCAGTCGATCCGAACCTCGTCCGCGGCGCTGCGGCCTCGATGAGCGGCGTGATCGTCGGCCTTCCCGAGCCCGGCGTGTGTGGCGAGCTGGTGGGCGACGGTCTTGGCCTGCTTCTTCAGGAACCGGGCGATCACCCGCTTCAGCAGGATCCGGTTCCGGCTGACGTAGGCGCGCTGGGTATAGTCCCCGTTCGGCTTGGTCGGTGGGAACGGCTTAGGAGCGGCCATCGGTCCAGGTCTCGGTCACCTTTCCGTCGGCGTGTTCGACCTTCACCACCGTCCCGCCGATCTCCACCAGGGTGTCGCCGGTCTTGATCTCGGGCATGTGGATATGGATCTGGTCGGCCTTGGCCGCCGGAGGCGGTTCGCCCGATCCCTTGGGCCCTTGACCGCTTTCGGGCTTTGGCTCGCCGTTGACGTGGCCCGGGTCCTGTCCAGGCATAAACGGCGCGGGCGGCGCGGGTTTCAGCGCCTTGATCTGTTCGACCTGCTCCGGCGTCATCGGGTCCATGCCCAGCTCGGCGCGGACCTCGTCCGGCGTGACGACGCTGGCCGCGAGGTAGATTTGGGCGATCTGCGCCTGTTTCAGCGCATCGACTTCCTTCTCGACCACCCAGTCGAACTCGATGTCCGCGTAGCCGAAGTAGGTCACGACCAGGTAGTCTATCAGGTTCTTCAGCCACTGCTTCGTCGGCTTCAGGCCCTCGTCCTCGGCCTGTTCCTTTTGGCTGTCCGACGTCGCCCGGTTGTTCGTGGCCACCAGGGCGGTCGGGGTGACGTTGAAGCAGAAGCAGACCAGCCGGGCCAGCCACTCGTTCAGGACC